GCTTCACACAGAGGACAAGCCTCCCCATGCACCTTCCTACAATGGAAGTTGCGGGTCTGCCCCTCTCCCGTGGGTACACGGTGGATAGCAGTCTCCGCATAAAAAAGTTTCTCCTCGTCATTAGACGGGAGAACACGAATCATCGAATTCCCTTCAGGAATAGCGTAAAATTTGTTGATGAAATCAGAGGAGGATCCCCCCTTGTTCTCACCTTGCAGTTTCTCGTATTGAGCGCGAATCTTGTTAAAGTCCATAGTTGTCTCCGTTAGTTAGTTATAAAGTTAAGAGTAGAGTCCCTTTTCCGAACGCTGGTTAGCCGAGATTTGCACTAGCATATCTTTTTTGTGCGACAATGCGTTCATAAGGCTTTTTAGTAATCCTAGTTTGTATTTACATTCAGTTAGCTTTAAAGAAAGCTCTTTGTATATAGGGTCAGAGTTAACATAACTGTCTAATATATTGGCAGTAGGTCTCTTTCCCATCTCCTCACACTCTCTTTGAGCTACCATTCTAGCGTCTGCCATAGCCTGGGTCAACTCAATCTCTAGAATCTCGCAGTCCTTTTTAGCATACTCAAACAGGCCAGAGTAATAAGAAAAGAGGGTAGCTTGTGTACTTAGCTCATCATCAATTCGATCCACTTTTATACGAGTAAGATCTTGTGAGAGATCAATATAAAGCTCCCAGTTAAGATTTTCATAGGCTAGTAGTAAGTCAGTTGCTTTCGTCATTGAATATTAGTTCCCACAGTTCAGGGTTTAAACGGTATAAAAGTAGAAGACCTCTAGAAAGTTGCTCAGTAATGTATTCATTCGTAAAAGATAGGGGTGAGTGAACATCCTCGTCTTCTGATTTCACTCCTATAGTAGACAACACCACATGAATAACCTCATGTAAAAGAGTTTCTTTTAAAGCTTTTTCTTTTATTGAATCCTCTAGATGTATTTCGCAACTATCCCAATCCACATAGCCTAAACAATCTTCATTGTCTGCTTTAATGTTTTTTCTAAAACAAATGGGAAAGCTACCCCACCCAGCGTCCACACTACCTATAGCTTTTATTTTAGATTTCAGAGTCGCTGGTGTGGTCATTGGTGCTTAGTTCCGACATACTTAAAGTATTATAGTCGATGGAAACTCCAGTTACAAATCTAGTTTTACCATTTCTAGATTTCATAACATAACAACGCATTCTATCCTCATCAAATTCTTCTTCATTCTGGTTGAGGGAGACTGCATAATCTACAGTTCTAAACTTTCCATAGGAATCTCCTAGTTCAGCGTCCGTGATAACATTAACTCTTGCTCCCTGCCTGTTAGTTTGGGTAGCGGTCCAGACAAGCATCTTATGTTCCACAGCAATCCCTCTAAGCTCACGCGCAATGATCTCTTGGATCTGGTACTCAGGACCCTCTCTAGTCGTCCCCAGAAGCTCCAAGTAGTCCACGATGAGAAGGTCAGGGACGAAGCCCTCAAAGTTCTGTAGCTGCGACAGGAGCCCTCTGATGGTGGATACCGTAGCTACTCCCGTGGGGAACTCCTTAATCACAAGCTGACCCCCAGGAAATCTATCCTTGAAAACTTCCAGTCGTTCCTGGAGGATCTTCTGTTTTGTAGGAAGGTTCCTCTGGTTAATAAGGGTCATAACGGAATCGAACCTCTGAGCGATCTTATCCTCACTCATCTCCAAGGAGACATAGAGGACTTTCCTACCCTCCATAAGGGAGTGAACACCTTGGTTAACCAGGAATACAGACTTACCAACCCCAGGAGGAGCAACCACCATCGCAAGCTCTTTAGCCGACAAACCACCCTCAAGCTCCCTGTTAAGAGTAGGCAGGATGGTACGATAACGATCCTCATTATTACGGTCGAGCATCCTCACCCAACGAGCAGTAATAGAGTCGAAGTAGTTCTGACCCAGGTCTACATTCCTATTAACCGTGAGAGCTTTTCGTACAGCTTCTTCCACCCTCTCATAATTATCGTCTTGAATATACCCAATAGATTGAGTAATCGCATCCTTCATAGCCTCCTTACGGGCAAAGTTCTCGATCTCATCTAGGAAGAAATCCTCACTCCCAATAGAGGAAGTATCCATCCTATTAATAAGAGTAATCTCATCTTGGTAGTCAGAAGGCTTTTCTTTACTATTCTTAAGCTTTTTACAAACCTCTAGGATAAAATCATCACAAGGAAGGTTTTGATACTTAGAATGAAAGTCCACTATAGCATTATAAATAGTGGAGTGGATAGGGAACTCAAAATACTCTGGCTTAACCAGGGGGATAATTTGAGAGAAGAAATCTTTATTATATTTCGCTAAGTACAGAATCCCTCTCTGTACATTTTCACCAAAGTTGTAAGTCATTAGTCTTTGTTAGGTTCGTTTTTGCGTTCGTGATGTTTATGGTATGATCCTAGGGTATCTACCGTCCTTCCTATCTTAGCAGCTTCTTTCATTCTTTCTTCTCTTTCTTTAGAAGTTGCTGGGCGCCCTCCGTAAATCTTATGAAAGTTATCATTAGGTACATAACGAGTATAAAAATCATGAGTTTTAGCAGTATCTAAGGATTCTTTTGTTTTATTAATCAGAGTTTCCCCAAACCTCTTCAACTCAAACTCATTAGTTTTACTCTTTTCAATCAATCTTCTGTTAGTATGGAAATCTATCCCTTTAAAGTGTACAGCTATTTCCTGATAATTTCTACTAGAAAGTTTATTACACTCAGGACATCTGCTCCTCGACGGAGCCTTCAACATAGAGTGTTCCTTCTCAAATAATAACTTACATTCGTGACACACAAAATCATAAATAGGCATCTAACACTCCCCCCCAGCTAAGGAACAAACATCTCCTGCTGCTACCTCGACCTCTTTATGAGATCCCATGTGTTTCTCAATGTTCTCCTGAGTTAGTGGGATAGCTTCTAGGGGTTCGTTATTCTTAGCACCAGCACGATATATGGTAAGGCCCTTAAGGTAGGGAGCGTAATCTAAAGCTGCTTGAGAAAAGTCGTCTGGGGTAGTTCCTTCTGGGAGATTGATTGTCTTAGAGATGCAGGAGTCGATATACTTTTGTATAGTGGCCTGAACTTTGATGTGATCCTCTGGGTTTATATCATATGCCCCTACAAAAGCCCCTAAAGGTTTTTCCCCTTTGTGGTACTCCTCGAAAAGAGGGTCAACCACTAGCTGTTCTTTCCAGATGTTATTATGCCTATAACGTCGGTTATACATAGCCGAGAAGATAGGTTCTATACCACTGCTAACACCATGTAACATACTAATAGTACCACAAGGGGGTATAGTGAGTAGCACAGCATTTCTGATACCGTATCTTTTGATAAGCATTCTAATTCGTGCGGGGAGCGTCTTTGCGAATTCTTCATTTAGGTATTTCTTATAATCAAACTCAGGGAAAGGTTTCTTATCTCTCGACAGGTATATAGACATCTTATATGCCTCATCCCTAATAGTAGCAAAGAGTCTCTCCAAAAACTCTAAACACTTTTCATCCCCATACTTAATACCCAAATCAATAAGCATATAGTGAAGACCTGTAACACCTAATCCTACCCTACGGGACCTCTCCCCTACACGCTTGCAAGTATCTGTAGGAAAAGTATTTATAGTAAGAACATTATCTAAGAACCGAATACCAGTTCTGACAGTCTTAGCCAAGCGTTTCCAATCGACATCAGTTCCATCATCAAGCACCATATTAGCAAGATTAACATTACCAAGACAGCAGTTCCCATAAGAGGGTAATGAAATCTCGCCACAAGGATTCGTTGAATCAAGGCTTTCAAAGTAAGAAACATTGGTGTACCTATTTGCTAAATCAATGTTATATATGCCAGGATCTCCCGACTCAACCGAATTTTTCCAAATAAGATCCCATAAATCTCTGGCTTTCATGTCACATGGGCCGATAACTGTAAAAGTATCATCCCACTTCTCTTTGTGAAAATTCTCGGCTCGGGACACCGCATCTTCTTCATCTTGAGCAATAACCTCTACTAAGTCTACTCCATTACGGACCACATGATATAGATGATATTCTTTGTTATCAAAAGTAAAATACCAGTCCTCTCCAAGCTCAACAGCCTCAAGGAAACGATCCGTAATAGCTACAGAGATGTTGAAGTTATTCAACTCCCCCTGATCTAATTTTACAGAGAGAAATTCAAGCAAATCAGGATGAGTTACATTAAGGATACCCATAAGAGCCGTTCTTCTATTCTTGCCAGCCCGAACATGCTCACCAACCTCATTAATCATCCGAAGAACAGAGACAGCCCCTGGATGTGAATTCTTTACTGCCCCTATATGATCCCCCTTAGGACGAATCTTAGAAACATTAAAGCCTACTCCTCCTCCTGCACAAGAGATCTTATACATATCCTGCACAGTCTGACCAATAGAGTCTACACTATCATCAGGAATAATAACATAGCAATTGAGCAGATTATGATTACCCCTGTTGCGACCAGCACCGAAGATGATTCTACCTCCTGGGATGAAATCCCCCGAACCAACCGCTTCATATATTGCTTTTTCAATTTTTTCCTTGTCCTCATCTCTCTCTGCGGAAGCTACCGTCTTGGCAATTACTTTAGCTCTCTCTGCCCAAGTCTTCTCTCCTGGGTAGGCATAACGAGATTCAAAAATTTCCTGACCTATCTTGCTTAATTTAGTTAATGACATTTTTTCCTTCTACCACACTCTTTCCATTATCTTTTATGATAGTAATTCTATTAGAAGAATCTAAATTGGACTTCAAATACTTATTATGAGTGATAACAAAAATATCCTTATCTTTCTTAATTTCTTGAAGAAGATTAAAGAGACCGTTAATACCGTTTTCATCAAGATTCTCAGCTATTTCATCAAAGAATAAAAAATCTGAATCATAGGAATCATTGAGGATAAATAAATCTTTTAAAGCCATGAGAACAGATAAGTTAACTTTCCTTTTCTCTCCTCCAGATAAAGATATATACTGAACTTCCCTTCCTCTAGATTTAACTTTCTCACTCAACTCTTCATCAAATTCTATAATATAATTATTATTACATAAGAATGACAGGTAATAGTTACACTTACTGTTAAAGTAGTCTAACACATTTCTTATAATATATTTTACTACTCCCTGCTCGGAAAAAGCTCTCTCCCAAAACTTCATTACCTCATACATAAGGTCATGAGTCTGTTTAGTTGTATCAGCTTCTTCTACCTTGTCTTGTAGTTCATGGAGAAATTCATCATACTTCTCCATATCCCGTCTTAAATTGTTATACTCTTGAATCTTGAGATAATCTTTAGAAGATACTACAGGACCATTATTGGATTTGTCTGAAAGAACTTCAATCTGTTCCTCCAGATTCCCAATAGAATCTAAGCACCCCCTTAGAGACTCTTCTAGATCCTCAATGGGAACACTTGTAATTGATTGACTACAAGCATAACAAAGCTTTTTCTCATCGGGATTTCTTATAGAATGCTCTATATCATTCTTATTCTTAGTAAGATTGAAGATATTCTGTCTAAACAGAGCAATTTTACTAGAAGCCTCTTCCCTTCCCTTTTCCATCTCTATGATATCATAAAGGGAAAGATCAAGATATTCACAACTATCCTCATATCTCGCAGCTAAATTACTGAGAGTCAGTTTCTTTTTCTGTATGTCTGCGATGGTGTTGTGATGCTCCTGAATAATGGATAACTGAGTCTTAGCCTTCTGATAGAAGTCTGATTTTAACCGCTTAACAATAGCTCTTTTCTCAAAAAGATCATCCAAGTTAAGGAAATTGTTGATAATAGTTCTCTTATCTTCTGGAGTAGCATCGAGAAAATCGAATCCATTATGCTGACCGAAGAAGGAGGTGCATAAGAGACTCTTATAAGTGAATCCCATCACCTCCTCTATCTCCTTCTGAGTGGCTGGGACAGATGCCTTGGTCCTATTCTCTTTTCCTATAAAGAACTCCAGAAAAGTAGGCTTCCTCTGTCTACGAATGAGTTTTCCATCCCGAAAGAGAATCTCCACCAGACAATTCTTTTTATTCTTATTATTTACGAGAGCAGCCTCGTTACTTTTTCGAATGGTCTTGCCTGTCAGGCCCCAACACACAGCCTCTAGAATTGCACTTTTACCAGAACCGTTGGAGCCTCCCGCATCTTTGTTTACTCCTTCTATCAGAGTAATTCCCGAATAATCTTCCAGATTCAATTCCATACTCTCTATGGAATAGAAGTTCCTTATTTTAATTTCCTTTATACGCATCGTCAATCAAATTCAACCCTGACAGCAGGTAGTCCTTTTCTATATTAATGGTAGAATTCTCTACATATTCGGATAACATATCTCTTGATAAACTGAATAGTTGGTTCTGAGGATCATAGAAGTTCTCGCTATCTTCGGATACAGGAGGAAGGTATCTTATCTCCAAACAATCAATGGGATACTTATCCAAAAACTCCTTGGCTATAAGGTGATTTTCATCATCCGACAGATTACCAACACAAACGCGAACAACCTTAAAATAACCACTCTCTAGCAACTCCTTCTCATCAAAGGAATCCTTGTCAATAACAATATGCTTCGGACCCCAAGCAGGGGATTTAAATTCTACATCTTCTCCATCTAAAATGGCATAGTAGCTATCCTTCCCTGCCTCTGTGAAATTGGTAGTGTAAGGAGTTCCTAACACAGTCAGCATTATCTCCCCAATTTTTCTTCTATGAAATCGGTGAATATGACCGAGATAGCTAGTATTCCTAAACCTAGAAGTATCAATGGTAAAGTCAGCATCGCCCATAGAATTAAGAGAACCAAAATAACCGAAGTGCCCAAAAACTGTATAGCCTTCAGGGACTTCCTCCAGGGCTGCGGTGATTCTATTATCATTTTCATAATGAGGGATAAATACTCTCTTTTCTAGGTGTTGTGTCTGTGTGTGGCAAACCACATTAGCATGATAGTTGAATAAGCTTAATGCAGTAATACCATTGTCCGCTTTTGTTTCACTATCATGATTGCCTCTCAGAAGTGTTAAAGGAATTCCCATAGCCTGTAACTCATCTACAATATATTTTAAAGTAAGGAGAACACTAGGAGAGGGTTTACGCTTCATAAACACATCTCCCAGAATGAGAACCTCCTCAGGCATCTCATGTATAATGATCTGTAAAATACAGTCCATCTGAGCCTCTAACATACCTCTAGGGTGATCGGTCAGATGTAAATCAGTTAATAGGAGAGTTCGCATAGTATATCATCTACATTCATAGGTTTACCTTCCGTAAAGATCACTTTCTTCCCATCCCCGAAAGAGCGACCAAGCTCCAAATCAATAGAGAGAGGAACATCCAAAACAATGTTAAATTTCTCCTTGATATAGGGATAATTCACCAACTCATCATAGATCAACTCCCCCAACTTTTCGACTTCTTCTGGAGGAGAAATAAACTCAATACTATCGTGAACAGTACCGACAATACGAGATTGCATTCCTAACTTATTAATGCTTTTGTAAAGACCCACAAGAGAACAAAGAAGGATATCAGAAGAGGAACTCTGAATCGTAAAGTTAAGCCCTTGTCTAAGGGCTCGGTTAGCAACACCCTTATGCTTACTATACACATCAGGTAGATTGCGCTTGCGACCAAAAATTGTATAAGCGTACCCGTTAGATCTAATAAACTCATTAACAAATTCCATGTATTCGAATACGCCAGGGTATACATTTTTGTAATTACCAATTATCTTCTCTGCTCTATTAAGAGAAATACCCATAGTCTCGCTAAGGTTGAACGCACCTCCTCCATACACAATAAGGAACGAAACAGTCTTCGCAATTTGTCGTTCATCTTTAGATATTTTCTCCTTATTAAATAGTAGTCTAGCCGTATAAGAATGGAGATCCTGGCCCTCTAAAAAAGCAGTCTGCATTCGCCCTTCTTTTGCTATATGAGAAAGAACTCGTAACTCCATCGCAGCATAGTCAGCAGCCAAAAAACACCACCCTTCAGGAGCCGTAAAAACAGATCTGATGTTAGTAGTAGTAGAACGGGGTAGAGTATGGAATGATACCCCCATAGCCTCCTGAGCGTTGTAAGAGGCGCAGGAGAGTCTTCCTGTTGCCGTCCCCTCAAACCTATAATCTACAAAAACCTTATCTATTTCATTATAAGAAATAGCTTTTGTAGTTCCTTGAATATAAGTTTTCGCCAGCTTCTCGGATTTCCTAACATCTAAAAGACTATCTAAAAAACTCTTAAGCTCTACTAAATCCTCATGGGTCTTCTCCTTTAAAATTGCCTTACAAATTCTCTTCCCTTCTTCACGGTGTTGCCATTTGTTCATTTTCTCAGAAGTTCCTCATTCACAAATTCCAATAGAAGTTTGAGTGTGGGAGCAGATACAGAGGGTTTTCCTTTGTTAGTTTTATCAGGAGGGTAGACCTCAAAGCCTCCCTCCCTAGTGTACATAATCTCAATTAAATCCTTAGTTGATGATAGATTGTCTGTCTTGAGAACTTGTTTGTACGCATACAGATTATCATTATCATCAATATTCTTGTCTTTTAACTCCTTCCCTACTGCCAGTAGGGCCTCACGATCTACATTCATCCCCTCGTATTCAATGTCTGCAAAGATAGTGTTGGCTTCCGCTAAGACTTTCTCCACTAACAGGAGAGTTGGCTCATCCATCTTTTCACAGATGAGGTCAAAGAGCTTTAGCGTGAAATAAGAATCCATCGCATTCCCCTCGCAACAATCTGCTAAGGAAATGCTAGACCAATCAAATGTTTTGGGGTTGTGGATCGTCAGCATGACTATATATCATAGGAGATAAGCCAATGAATTTTGAAGACAAACTCATATTAGTTATACTTCGGGAATCAACAAAGATTGACGAAGGAGTAATGCAGAGCATTAGAAACTTTAGAATTAAAACAAATATAAAAAAAGCAACGGCTTATGCTCAAGACATAGAAAGATTAAAAGCACAAAGAGATGACCCAAGGGCACCCAGAGGAAAAAGAAGATGGATAGATCATGCTGAACGAAAGCATGGGAAGACTGGGAGAACCATCTACAGGTTACTTAGAAAGTCGGGTAGGACTCATGGAGAAGCTGAAATACATATGCAACATCATACTGGCTTTAGACCTGACCCTACTTGGAACCAAGACAAGGATAAGGAAGAGGAAGCAAACGAAGGTTAAATAACCTCTTCAGCTACCTTTAAAGCCCTATCAAAATAATCTAAAACTTCTTCTTCTGTTCGAAGCCAATGATCAGTTTGTTTATTCTCTAGACTCCATTTAGACAAGCGAGGAGCCAGAACCTTTAAGCGTCCTACTTTATACTCAGGGGAGAGGTCTTTATAGTGTAATACTTTTAACTCACGCAATTCGCTAGTTGTAGGTTTATAAGAGGTAGAAGGAGGCAGCAAATGTTTATTTCCATCTGCATCAGTTCCCATCACACCATAATTTTGATCCGTAGATGCGGAATGCGCTCCCGTCATATAAACTAAATTAACTCTAGGATCAAAAACTAAACTCTTATTCATTCCCTCTTGTGGTACTCCTATCTTTACCTGTTCCAAAAGAGAACTTCCTATTTCTGGAAATTTCTGAGAGATCATATCAAAACCCTCAGTTAGAGGGACGGTAATTCCCGCTTCCCTATATTCATATAACTTCTCTCTAATCTTTGGATGATATAAAAACTCATCGCAGTCTGCGACAATAACCCAATCTGCTCCTCTACCATGATCCTTATAACAGGTATTCTTAGCCAGAGTTAACAATCTATCGTCATATATTCCAGCCACTCCCCACGATATTACTTTTACCTTTGAATATTGTTTAGCAATTTCCAAAGAAGAGTCCGTGGAAAAGTTATCCAGAAGGATAATGGAGTCACAGAACTCAGAGTAATAGTCTAGCGTAAAGGGAAGGATCTCCTCCTCATTCCAACAAAAAATGAAAGCATCTATCATCATCTACAGACTCTCCAACTCCGTAGGGAAATAAAGCTTCACTAAATCCATTAAACTCTTAGGCATATTCTCATCCAGTAAATGATGCATAGTCTTAGTGTCCCACACATTCTTGGTATAGATTCCATGATTAATCAAGAACTTGAGATCGAACTTAGCATTGTGGAATACCTTCTTACTCTTAGGATTCTCTAGAATCTGTCGCAGAAGAACCCAGACCTTTGCATAATGAGGTTGTCCCTTCCTAAATGGACTCTGCTTATGATCCAAGGGAATGACCCAGTTATGATCTTTGGAAGAAATAGCAATAGTCTGCACTAAATCTTTTCTAAAGTTGAGCCCCGTAGTCTCAATGTCTATTGCCAAAGTGTTCTCTGTGTTTTTCAACTTTTCACTTAAAGATACCACATCTTCAATATCAGTCAGAACCTTATACTGAAAGGAACTCCTATTGGAGTTACAAAGGATATATTTTTCATAGGCATTCCTGATATCAGACTCAAAGAGTCTCTGATGTCTAGGCTCCTTTATAACAGAGTAGGGGTGAAATATAGGAACTACAGTACAAGCGTGTCCCTCCTCAGTAGTAAAAGCGTAGGACTTACCTCTCTTACCAGTTATTCCACTTTTCTTAATAAGCATCTTCATGGCAAGGTTGCCACAAGGAAAAACTAAAGAAGGTTTTACCTTATCAATAGTAGCTTCTAGGTGCTTCCTACAGAGATTCATATTAGTAGGACTCATATCTACCTCTTTCACCGAGGAACATTTGACCGAAGCAGCTACACTAAATTCTCCTAGGCATGAAGCCTTAATAAGATTGTACTCCTGTTTCGAAAAAGTACCAATCTCCCCTACTTTATATTTTATAGAGTCCGATAAGAAGAGAACCTCTGCGGATTCTAACTCCTCATAATCCATAACGGAATGGCAAGCTTTGCTTTCGTCCAAAATAGAGCATCCCTCACATAAAGGATTGATACTACTAGACTTAAGACCAG